AGGCCGCGTAAGCTACTGTTTCATCGGTATCTGTTGCAAAGCCTTCGGCTACAGCCGTAGTCGATGTATACCATGTTTCGGCGTCCATAATCTGTGAAATGGCATCTGTCGTCTTTCCACACTTCGCAGCGTAAATACCAATCATAGACTCTTTGATTGTGTCCAACGTATCCGCCACTTTCCGCAAATCGCCTGCACCATACACGCCCCTAGCAACTGTCGCCGGGTTATGAATCATCATCATACTTCCTGCGGGCATCGTAATCGTGTCGCCCGCCATAGCTATAATCGAAGCAATACTTGCCGCTAAACCGTCGATGTGCACGTTTACTGACGCTTGATGGCTTTTAAGCATGTTATAAATTGCCACACCTGCAAAAACATCACCGCCGCCAGAGTTTATGTGTACATTGATCGTATCTACGTCACCTAGATTTTTTAAATCGTCCGCAAACTGTTGTGGCGTAACCTCGTCACCCCACCAAGATTGACTCGAAATATCACCGTAAAGTTGCAAATCGGCACTATTTTCCGTTTGATTTATCACTTTCCAAAACTTTTGTGGCATCTTGTGTGCTACCTCCTTTCTCATTTGCGGGTGTTCCGTCTGCATTTTCATTTATATTCTTGTTATCTCTTATCGTTTCTGTTTCACTGTTTGCAGCAATCAGGTTACCTGCAACCATCATCTTTTCTTCTTTCACTCGTTGACGATAATTAGAATTGAAATCCGTTCCTGTTAATTCCATAGCTTCTTTTGATCTAGTTGAAAAACAGTTGTTGACACGTGTTACTGCTGCATTAACTTCCTTCACCGGATCAAGCTGACCACAAGCCGGCCCGTTCCATTCCGCACGACAATATGCTTTACGTATAAGTGGGTCAGTAAAATAACCTGGCGCGCTTACGCGGCCCTTTGCTACAGCCTCGGTCAACCATTCTTCGTATATCGGCTGACAGAAATCTGTAGCAACCCACGTGCGCTGCGTTTTAAACAACTTCCATGCCTCTAATATTGCGGCTCTTGACGCGCTATAAGAAGCTGTGAAATGCTTAATCAAAAGTTCCATAGGAATTTCGAGAGCGGACCCGATTTGCCGTAAAATTGCTGTAACAAACGGATCAAATGCAGCGTTAGGACGACCAGGGTTAATCGTTTCGACTTTCTCTCCAGCACCTAACTCCACTACTGTTCCGTTTCCTAGTGCTATACCTGGATCAGAAGAAGGTGGCTCTGTTACCGTGCTACCTGGTGGTGCTCCGACGTCATATTCAAGATCACCTTGTTCGCCCGTAGCTAGATTTGGTGCGTCTGAGGTAATAGCCACCGTAAAAAATCCTGATATAACGGCTGCCATCAATTCAGCGTCCGTATAGCGGCCTAATTGCTTCAGTGATTCAATAACAGGAGCTAAAAACGGCACCCCTCTTCGCTGTCCAGGCCGCTCCAAGTCCATTAAATGAATCATGTTACGCCTGTTTGACTTTGCCCCGAAGGCCTCTACAGCAGTCCAGGTGTTCATACTTTGCATCATCAGGCTATTCGGATAGTATTTGGCCACATGATAGCGAACTGGTGCTCCGTAGTTGTCGACCTCAATACCGGCCTGAAAATTGCCTAATTCCGGCTTTAAGTACGGATTACACACTCGATCGGCCTCAATTAACTGAATTTTTAGGTCGTAAGGCTCGTTTTTACGCTTAATTGATGGTAAAAGGGCGAAAACATCACCACTCATGAGGGCTGAAAGGAACGCTAAACGTTGTAATTGACAAAAATTTGAGGTTCTAGCAGCGTCACACTCTTTACTTTCAGAGAATAACGCCCATTCTTTACTAACATTGTCTTCCCATTTGTCAGCTTCTTCTTCTGTCATTTTCAAAGTTTCAATGTCAATATTCGGCTTAAGCTTTAAACCTGGACCGATTACGTTCGTTCGTGCTGTTTTCAGTGCACCTGTAGCTACTGGCGTTCCCATAAACAGGTTCCTACAGCGATTTCGTATCGTCGGCAGGTTCCATGTTATGTCTTCATCAGGAGAACTACTGGTTTCGTGCCAACCCTGCATGGACTTTTTCGTGTAACTGGCGCCATGTTGTGCATAACCTGAGTTCATAAAGCCCAATTGTATTTTTGCTTTTTCTCGGCGCAAAGCGCGTTCCGGTGCTATAAACGCAATTGCACGATCTAATATATTAGGCGGCTTTTGATTCATCATGTATCAATCGGAAAAAATCGTGAAAACATTTTCCTACCCCCTTGCGCGGTAGGTGTTAGACGCATAACCATGCGCTGCCAATATGCAATTTGCTGTTGCGTATACTTTGCATTTTCTCGCGTACACTGAAAGCCATTTGCCAGTTGGTATGACTTACCTGCGGCGACCTGTTCACTAGCTTTAAGCCACGCGGCTAACTGCGCCTGTGCCTGCTCTAATGTTATTCCTACATCGGCCATTAAATCGTCCTCCTTACGCTATATTCCTTCACTTAGAACGCGACGTTTATGCGTTCTGATCTGCGGTCTTGCTATCTGCGCATTTTGTGCTGTGGCTACACGTTGACGCGGTGCCTTTGACAATCTTTCTAAATCAGGATTAAGAATTTCCAAAGCTGCGGTAGCATAGGTCCGCAAATCGAGTGGTTCGTTACGTGCTCCTGACGGCTTATACCATTCATACTTTAATTTCCCCTGTACATATTTAGCCCGTCGACGTTCTACCGTTAGACCTTTAAAATAAGCCATATCATATCCCTTAACAGGTTGCTCATTTTCAGCCATAGGAAAAAAACAATGTCCCGGCAGCATTTCGTCATCAACTTTCAGACGAGCGGTTACCGTTTGTTTGCCTGTGTCCACGCCAATTGTAAAAAGTGAAACACCTTTACGATTCGATGTGGAAGGCTTACTGATAAGCGGCACGGCAGACCCGCCACTACTACCTTTAATGGCATATATCCTACGATATTCACGCGGCTTAACAAAATCGTAAACCTGTTCCGTGGCATGACCGCCGGAATCAATGCATGTACACGCGATACTGAGTGGCGTTCCGTCTTCGTAGCGCCATTGTCGCATAAGCCACTGGTCTAAATTCTTCCATACAGCAGGCAACTTCGTGTCACCTAAAATTACAACATACTCAATTCCCCAGCTTCTATAGTCCTTATCCCAGCCAACAAGTTCACATTCAAGCCTATTATCTTGTGTATCCACCGAGGCTGTTAAGACAAGCACTTCATCGTCTAAACTAGCAGGGTAAACGCGGCGCCGGGTATTGTACAGCATTTCGTAATCAACTATTTCTGTGTCCTCGGACCACGTTTGCCCCAAAATTGTATTAATAAACGTCTTTAATTGGCTTTGATCTTTCTTAATGTTCAGCCAGTCGGTCGCAATCTCTGCCCAACTGTAAAAGCCTAAAGGCGCATATAATGTCGAAATATGGTATCCACGGCGAAACTTATTTTCTTTTTCTGGACAGGTCATTCGCCATTGCCCTTTTTCCAGCATTTCGGTCTTGTGCCACTCTTCTATAATGGCGCCGCACTCAGGACAAAACATATGTGCCTGAGCAGGTAACTTGTTTCCGTTTTCATCGGGAATAACGAAATTGCACCATTCAAGTACATGCATGAACCCACATTCAGGACACGGCACATAATATTTACGCTGATCGGTTTCCAAGTAGTCCTTTTCAATACGGGACTCTCCAGCTATTGTAGGCGTCGAAACTTTTAGAATCTTACGCCGTTTAAATGTCCTTGTACGAGCTACCGCGAGGTTTACCGGATCGCCTTCGCCTTCAACATCAAGCGGGTAAGCGTCTACTTCATCAAGAAATAGATACTTAACAGGCATTGACCGAAGTCCGGCAGCCGATTCGGAACCAGTTATAACGAGTAGCCCACCCGGGAATTCTTTACGCAGCGTTGTATTGCCGCTGTCACGCGTTCGCGGATCATTTAGTTTGTTTTTTATTACTTCACAATCTGCAATCATTGGTGCGATATTACGCTGTGAGTACTGCCTGGCCATATCCTTGGACGGTTGAACCATCAGCATAGGACCAGGTTCGTGATCTATTACATACCCTATCCAGTTGTTACCCGTTTCAGAACCGCCGACCTGCGCCGACTTCATGAATGAAACGTTTTTAACGGGACTGGACGCGGATAGACAATCCATTATTTCTCGTAAATAAGGTGTACGGTCCGTGCGCCACGGGCCAGGTTCGGCAGCCGTGGCAGACCGCAATATTCTGTTTTCATCGGACCATTCCGACAATGTTTGGTGCGTTGGAGGTGCCCAAACTTTGGTTATGTGGCCAAACAATCGAAGCGTTTTCCCCGCAACATCTGTGGACTTTAGCGCAGGTGCCTTCTTTACTTTGGCCACGGTCTTTGTCTTTTTTGTGGACTTTACAGCACTTTTACTTTTTGCATTAGTCGCCCGCAACGTCATCACCGACTTTTAACTCGGCGGTTGCGCGAGTAGCATAAACAGTACTGTCGTAGTCCGCTAAAGACTGTAACGCTAAGACTATCTCGGCCTCAATGATTGACTCAATATCATCTAAATCCTTCTTGCCGCATAGCTTAGGCCCTATTTTAGTTGGGATATCAAGTAATCTTGCCCGTGTTACAGCAATCATGCCGCCGACAAGTACCTTAATATCCCCTGATTTGTGTAGTTCACCTTGCGCCACTTTCAATTTCAGTTCGGCTTGCTGCCGTTGGACACTCGTTAACTTCGTTCGTTCTTCGTTATACGACGAATCCGGTGCAATGACTGTAGGGTTTCCACGGAGGCTGCCTTCGCCTGACCTAATGTATTTTATGTAGGCCTGAACGGCATCGCCTAAATAATACTTCCCACGTCTGTACGTCGTGAGCACTTCCTCTGCTGCAAGCTGTCGAATTCTTCGATCTGTCAATCCTAAAAGTTCGGC